CGATACAGCGGAATGGGTCGTCTGCTCGTCGTCGTCGGCGTCCACCTTGCCGATGGTCCACTTGTTGCGCGCCATGCCGGACACGCTGAGACCGAGCGACTCGGCGAACTGCTTGACCTGACCCCACACAATGGCGGAGCTGCGAGGAGACTCAGCACGGACAAGCAGACGAACGTAAGAGGCAACTTCAAAGTCTTGGTGTAGCTGCTCCCACATGACAGCCTGCGGGGTCTCCCACAGACGTGCCCAGAGTTGCAGCTCACGGGGTGAGGCCATGTCGAGCGGGAATGCTGGCTCGGGTCCGTCTCGCCCCTCAGCGGGCAGGGTCACCCAACCGTTAGCGTCCGGCGCTTTGGCCTTGTGGCTACGCTCCGTAGATGTTGGCGCAGGGCCAGACCGGGCGCGCGCTCCTCCCTTGGGCATGGGTGATCACCTCCCGTAGCAACGTGTGATGTGACGTGGGTCTCAATCGGGTGTCTGAACTGGGCGCAGGTGGCAGACACCTCCCCCGCGTTCAACGTCCCCAAGATCATTTTTAAACACCCCCCACCCGCACATCACACTGAGTGATGGTCACTGCCTGTCAACCCCGGTCGTTCCATCCACCAGGCTGATTACGTGCAGTCTCTCGCGAGTGGTGTGCCTTGGTCATGGCCCGCAGGTTCGACCAGTCATGACCACGTGGACCAAGCGGCCCTAGCCCGTCGATGTGGTCTACCTCAGTAGCAACAGGCTTCAGTGGTACAGGCAGCGAGGCGCAATCATCGCACTCACAGTACGGATGCGCTACCAGGAACCTAGCCCGTGTGCGCTGCCATGCTGAACCGTATCCCTTGCGCTGAGACGTACGCCGCTTAGCACCAGCCTTGGCCCTGCACTCAGTACACCTACCAGCGGGGTACACAAGTGCAGGGCAACCAGGGGTAGAGCAGACGCTACGGGCGGGCATATCCCTTGGCCTTAGACCAGGCTACGAATGCCGCGTAAAGGGCCTTGTCAGCAGCGTCAGAAGGGACAGGAGCAGGCGTAGGAGACGGGGTCGGCGCAGGATCTACCGGCGACGGTACAGGCGCGTATACGGGCACCGTGATATCGCCATCCTGCGCAAGCAGCCAAGCCATATCAGCGCCATGGACATACGCGAAACCGTCGACACCCCACGAGGTGCCCCAAGAATTCTGGATCTCATAGACGTCATCGGCAGTGTCATACCCGCTGATCACCAACTCATGACCACCAGCCTCACCGCTCGACTTGTCCACCTTGACAAAACCGTCAGAGTCCGTGGTGAACATGGAGTTCAGCCACACGGTCCCCCAGAGAACGGGGCCAGACTGAAGCGCAGACTGTAGGGCAGCGATCGTGAAACCGTGCGTGTAGCCACTGAGCAGACCCAGGGCCTTACCCGTGGACGCAGCAGCAAGGCCATCCGAACCAGTGTCGGTGGGCGGGTAGTTGCCCGCATAGCTGTCAAGTCGGGTGTTCAGCGAATACGCCTTAACCGCGAAAGACTCGTCCAGCGGGTATGTGCCAGCCTTAAAGACGCCCTTGGGGTCAGCCTTCACGGTGACGCTGGTAGGCGCCGTACGGCCCTTAGAATCGGTTCCCAGGACACCCGCAAGCGCGTTGCCCGTACACGAACCTAGGTTGCCCTGGTCGAGGATCGGCGTACGCCTGCGCCACGAAACCGACTGGATAGCCTCACGGGGAAGCTCCGGATGCGCAAAGGCCCTCGACCGCTCGTCATGCCGGACATGGCGCCCGAGACGAGAATCAGAGGGGTTGACGTAACGTCGGATATGCAACGCTGCTCCTACGAAAGTTCGTATGTGGTGGCAGCGCTAGAAACGGCCACCCGTCAGAAAATGGAGAGTGAGCCACGACATGAACGCAAGCAGCGCAAACCGGCGCGCGCGAACCAGACCCTTACGGGACTTGTCCTGTACCGCAAACCAGCGCCATACGTGCTCGCTGAGCGTGTCGCCCTCAGCCTTGTTAGTCAGTGCCCTGCCCTCGATAAGAGCAAAGGCGCCCAGCCACGCAAGCCAGGCAATCGTGTATCCGCTCATGTGCGGGCACCAGGGTTCGAACCTGGGACCTCTGGCTCCCAAAGCCAGCGCGCTACCTACTGCGCTATACCCACCTGCACGGGAGCCCCTGTCCACCAGGGCCTAGGGAGTGCATGCCCCGCATATGTCCCGTGCTCCGTCCGCTGAGAGGGATTCGAACCCCCACGCCAAAGGCACTGCGTTCTAAGCGCAGCGTGTCTACCGTTCCACCACCAGCGGGAGACGACGTCAGCCTTACCGGTTCCGGGGCGTTGCCCACTCGGGGGCTTTAGCGCTGACGCCGAAGTTTTAGGGCTACTCGCCTCCCTCTGAACCTGGGGACTAGCCAGGCAGTCAGGGACGGTTTCACCCAAGGGGCATATCGTCGAGCCAGTCACGGCCCTATTGTCTGCGCCTACGCGCCCCGTACCGGATTCGAACCGGTGGCCATCCGCTCGACAGGCGGACGCTCTAACCACTGAGCTAACGGAGCATCCCCGATCGCTACAACCCCGGGAGAGAGGCAGGGGAGCAATCGGGTACAGGAGTCGGGCCCTCAGTCCGCCATGGCGTTACGCACTAGATGCGCGGGATACGTCCGGCTCCTACTTACTATCTAGCGGTTCGAACGCACTTTGTTAGGCAGGCTAACGGCCCGAGTGTAGAAGTGCAGTTTCGGGGTGCCGTTCCGGTTTCCCTTAGGGACTCCTTAGGGATATGTGATTTAGGGGTCAAAACTACACTTCTACATTGGTCTAGCATTTTCGCAGGTCAGATGGGGTACAGCTGATGGTGTGTTAGGTGGATGAGTGTAGAAGAGTCGGCGCACCTGTCCGCTGAAACGCCAAAGGGCGGCCCGAGCCGTAGCCCGTGACCGCCCTGTAACCATCTAGTGTGACGTGCGTCACTGCTTCTGTAGGTACCGCACCGCTCGCACTGCCCGCTTCAGCCCCTCAAGGCCCCCGAGCATCCTGACGTGCTCCTCGCAGTGAGGGCAGATGCCGTAACCCTCGATGGCGCCACCACAGACAGCGCAGGTGTCCTTGCGCATCCCAGCGCGATAAGCGCTCATGTGGGCCCTGCGCTCTTCTAGGGTCTCGTCCGTCCGGTGGTCGCGCGCCCATGCTGCCCGGCACTCCCTGCACGCGCTGTGTCGCTGCCCTGTCTCCTTGTGCCGGAAGGGGAACTCAGCGAGAGGCTTGACCTCATGGCACTTGGTACATGTCTTGCTCGTCACTGCGCTGCCTCCATGTCGCCGATCAGCTCCGCTAGCTCCTGGTCGTCGCCACCGATGGCCCATGTGATGTCCAGACGATCAGCGTCCCGCGCGGGGCGTGAGCCAACCTTCCGGGGGTGCAGCACCACGTGTAGCCCGACATCCCCGAGGAGCTTGGTCCTGCCTGCCTTGTCTGAGGCCTCCCACGCGTCCCCCAGGGTCCTGCCAGTGGGCACGAGCACCTCTCGTACGTCAGGGTCATGCGCGGCCCTTAGAGAGGCGTATACGGCTTCCAGCTCCTCGGCGTGCTTCTCCAGTTGCGTCAGCATGAGGGGTCCAGCGCTGGCCATCTTGGACACGAGACGCTGCGCTTTCTCTTGAGCCTCGATCATCTGCGCTGACAGGTCGTTGCCACCCTCAAGGCGCACGGTGTGCTCGCTGAAGCCTCCCCAGCGCGTAAGGAACTCATCCTCGACCCGGTCGTCTAGGTGACTGGCCGTAATCGTCACGCAGCCAATCTTGCAGCGATAGCGGAGGACGCCATCACGCCGCTTTCCGCCATTCAGATTGTTGGTGCACTTGTAGCAGGTGCCCATGCCGTTAGTAACCAGGGGCGTTGCCTGACGGGGGGCACGCTCCTCGCCAACAGCCAGTGCGTTCAGTCGCTCGCGGATTTTCAGGGCCTCAGCGGCAGTGATGAGCGGCTCGACGAACTGAACGGGAACGATGCCGTCAGCGTCAAGAATGAGTTTTCCCTTGGTCGAGAAATGCCCGCGAAGAATGCCGTTCATGAGCATGCGGCGCCACTGACGCTCACCAATTCCCAGCATGCGGGAAGTGCTGGCCACGGTGCCATCCACAAGCAGGCTGTCTACTGCCTTGCGGACGTGCTCAATTTCGGGAGAGTGCTGGACCAGGTAGGCAGCGCCGTCCCGTCGCTCGATTGCGTAGCCGTAGGGGGCAAACCCGCTGACCCATCGCCCTTGCTGCCTGCGGGTGGCCTGCCCGTCGAGGATGCGACCTTTGATCAGCTCTCGTTCCCACTCGGCCAGCGCTGCCAGCACGGTTGCGACCATGCGCCCGGTAGCTGTGGTGGTGTTCACCACGTTGTCTGTCGTCGCTATGCGTACCGAGTTGGGCTCGGCCCATGCGACCAGGCGGAGGAACTCACTCACGCTGCGCGCGTATCGGTCCATCTTCCAAGCGAGGATCACGTCAGGCTTGTCACGCATCAGCTCGCGCATGCCCTTGCGCTCTTCCAGGGGCTTTGCGCCGGACACGCCTGCATCGGAGTACTCGGTTACCTCAGCGTCGGCATAGCCGTTGGCAGCCAGCCACGTAAGGGCGGCAGCGCGCTGGGTCTCGATGGATGCTGATTCGGCGGTCTCGCGGCTGAGTCGGAGGTATATCGCGACTCGGGTCCTGCCTGCGGTGTCTCGGGTAGTCGTCATGGTTCCCAAGGGTAGTCGTCTTCCCAGGAAGGAGACAAGCTCTGGGGACCACGCGGGGTGTTGCCTAGCCTCGCCACCCGTCCGGCGCTGTGACCAGGTCAGCGGACCACGCCAGCCGACACAGGTACAGCCAGTGTTCCGCGCCTGCGGGATCGTCCCAGTCAAGAGGCACCGTGGCGCCCTGGTCGTCTTGCAGCGCACAGAAGTCTGACGCCACTAGGTCACGTATCCCCCATTGCTTGTCTGGGGTCTGCCTGATTACGTATCTGCGGTTCATGCCCAAGATCGTATAGGCGCCGTGACCAGGGTGTGACCCCTTTCCCATACCGCAGGGCGATTCGGTAACGGACCGAAATTCGTACAGTTGAGGCATGGGAAAGAGCAAGGGTGCGCCCCTTCCTGCGGGCGCCGTTCAGATATCAGGTTGTCTCGACCGTCATGACTCGCTGGTTCGCTGGCATGAAACCGCGAGGCTGTACACCAGGCTGCGAATGCCGTTCCAAGTAGCCATCCGCACGTACGGGCAGGGGTGGGCCCTATGGCGAGTACCAGCGCCCCCGCACTAGACACAGAAGACCCGTCCGGGAAACCACCCGGACGGGTCTTCTTCTGTTTGAGGTTAGCCAGCCGCTATGGGCTTGCCGATCCTCGCGAGCCGGTAGGCGCCGTGAAGCCTCTGGCCCTCTTCGCACCCCAGGCTCGGCCCCTTAGAGCTGACACAGATGGGGCATGGCGGGGTCTCTCCGTCCCGGGGGTGCACGTGGTCGACGTACGCCGCCCACGCTGCCTCATAGCCCTTCTGCGGGACCGTGGGGCCCGTTCCCTCGCTCATGCCGACACCCGCTTTCCCAGTAGGTCAGCGCAGTACCCGCACCCCTTGAGTACGCCAGAGTTCGACGCAGACTCAAAGACAGCGATCACCACCAGGACTTCAGTCGACCCGCCGCACAGAATGCAGAGAGCCCACGACTCCGGGAAAACGATCTTCGCTTGCCCGGCACCCGCAGGCTCCGAGTCAAGCGACTTTCTCAGCGCTTGTGCGCTGTCCGCTTGTGGCATCTTCGGTTGTCCTAACTCACCACTACGCCCGGTCCGTTACCGAACTAGTTGAATCAGGCTACTCCCCGAGTACGTACGTTGTACGCCCCACGACGACGCTCGTTGCACCGTTCCTGATCTCCTGGGCAGCGCGCTCAAAGTCTTCCGCCCGTTCCTGGTTCTCCCGCGCTACGCGCTCCCACATGGCTGCACGCCCCTCAAGCTTGCGGAGCAGCTCGGCCACGCTGCGATAGTTCTTGACCTTGGGCGGACTGATTCCGTTCATGTCGTCATCCATGCAGGCGAGCGTACCGGTGGGCACTACGCGTCCAACCTAGGGCGGAAGCATCGGCGATCGGCCAGCGTGCCCGTGATCTCCCAGTAGCGACGAGCAGCCGCCTTGAACGTGTTCCAGGGCTCTCCCGTCGGCGCGTAGGCATGTTCGTAGGTGCGCCACTCCCACTCGTCCCGCGCAAGCACCAGGCCCGTCACTCGCCCACGGGCTAGCAGCGTGAACCGGTTGGCCTCCCGTGGCCGTATCAGGCGCGCCATGGTCGTTGCGTAGGCGCGTACCAGGGCCGAAGCCTCATGCCCGCTGTACGCGTAGTCAGAGGCCAGCACACCAGGCCAGCGCGGATGTTCGGACCAGGCCCACGACCCGTGACCGAGGGGCCCAGGGACGAACAGGAAGAGGTCAGCGGTAGGGGTAGGCAAGATGTGCACCATGATCAAAACCAGACAGAGTGGGTCAGGGGTGTCAATGAAGCGTAAAGCTTTAGGAATCAATCACTCCGCTTTGAGGTCCCATAAGTATGACTTGTAACACAGACGTAACAAAGGATAGTTAGTCTAGCTAACCAACCAAATAGTTAGTTTCGCTAAGTAAGGTTCCCCTCCCCCTGTGACCACCTACGAATTTTCGTATGTGAGCCACAACACAAAAAGGCCCCCAGTCCCGTAGGACCAGGGGCCGAAGCTAGGGGTCAGCGCTTGCGACGCAGGGAAGCGAAGAACGAGCGCTTGCGCTTTTCAGGTTCCATGTAGTCAAACTCATTGATCAGCAGCACGCGGAACCAGTCAGCGTCACCGTGCGCGAGTCGCATGCACTTGGTCACCCCACCCGCAGTGACGTAGTCAACCTCGATCGTGTAGTACTTGCCCGTCTCGACCGTACGAGCCTCGATCACACGGGCAACGTTCTCAGTGTGCTTCACGGTGTAGCTCCTCCCCCTTGCGCCGGTCCCACTCGTTCAGCGCGCTAATCGTCATATTGATGAGACCCACCAGGGCCACAAGCGCTATGTAGTACACGCGGGAGACCCTACGGCAGCACCTACGAAAAACGCAACACCCATCGCGCTGTAGGACACACCACACGGGCAATGCGACTGGCTCGAATCAGCGTCCAGCATGCCGGACAAGGGGCCCGAGTCGTGTACAGCGTGGCGCCCACCCGATCGAGCGGGGCAGTGTGACGGATGGCGTTTCGCTCCGCATGGTCCGCAGTGCAGTTCGAGTAATCCGTGTTCGCTGCGCACTCGGCGTAGGTGAGCTGACCACGCGGGCACGCACCCTCTGTGAGGCACCCAGGGACACCCGCAGGCGGGCCGTTGTAGCCAGTCCCCCTCACCTCATGCGCTGCGTTGACCAGGATGGCACCAACGGCGCTACGGGAGCAGTCGGCGCGAGTCGCCACCCACTCAGCACCAGCGAGAAAGTACGGGTCCCAATCGGGGCGCTCGTTCACCGGTACCTCTCAAGCTCGATGTTGAACGAGTTGGACGCGCGCGGGTACATGACCAGCGAGGTATCCCCCTGCACGTGCACGGCGCCATCCGAGACGTACACCTGAACGGCCTGACGAACGCTCCGCTCATGACCGGGCGGGGTGATGTGGAACGCCACTCGTGCCCCTCGCGGTAGCGGGAAGTCGTTTAGCGACCCGTAGTCAAGTAGGTACGTATCCGAGTCAGGAACGTTGCCCTTGAGTTCCTCGACCTTGCGCTGTGACGCCCCCAACTCGCGCCGTAGGGTTCTGAGTTCCTCCTGCGCCCACTTAGGCAAGCGAGCCTCGCGAGGGTCTGCCACGGTCTCTCTCCTGTCAGCCAGACAACGGCCAGCGCCCCGAGCGCGTACACACCCAGGGCACTGACCACGATTACGAACGTACTCACGCGCTGGGCTCGTCGTCGAGGTCCTGAACGGAGTTAGGGGCGATGGTGCGCAGGTGCCCGAGGATGAGTCGCGCAAACTCCTGGATCTCAGCGTCAGCATGCTTGCTGTGTCGCTTACCGAGCACGTCACGCCATGCCCGCAGGTTGCCAGTCACCACCATGTCGACGGGGGCAGCGTTCGGCAGTACCGCGCGTGCAGCCTCGCGAGCAGCCTTACGGCCTAGGCCCTGGTCAACAAGCTGTCCCACAAGCGCCACATAGACACCACGCGCGTTGGCGTAGGCGTAGTGAACCAGGTTCTCAGCCTCCGTGTTCTGAACCGCAGGCGGGACTACAGGCGCCGTTCCGGAGTAGTCGACGTACCGCTGAGACACCACGCTGAACGACAGGTGCCGATGACGAGTCAGCTCAGCAAGCAGCGCGCGAGAGACATCCTGCACCAGGAACGTCACGGACGAGTGCTCAAGCACGCTGTAGTGCCCGTGGTCGAGGATGTTCCCCAGGTAGCCAGCGTTCGACGCAGTGCCAGGGTTCTTGCGCCCCCACGACTGATAGCAGATACGCCCCGCAGCCTCCCCCAGGGCGTCAGCGTTAGCGCTCTCGTCACCGGGATTTGCGTTGTACCCGTACGCCTCAAGTAGCGGGGTCGTACGCATCGCCGTACTTGCCAAGATGTCAACCTGCAAAGCTCTCTCCTCCTACGCGAGGGGGCCACCTACGAACTTTCGTAAGTGACCCCCAGTGTTCGTGACTAAAGATCGTTGCCAGCGAGGAACTGCGCGAGGTACAGCGCATCTTCCGGGCCAGCGTCAGTGAAGAATCCCGCATCGTTGATCAGCCGCACGGCCGTCCGGTAACAATCCGCCCGGTCCGCGATGATCGTGGTCACGTTCTGCTCAGCAATCGAGGCGTCAAGTTTCGCCATGGTCACACCGCCTGTCCCACGGTCGAGAGGATCGCTGCCAGCGTCAACACGATCAGCAGCCCTACCAGTTCGCCGCGCGACATCAGACAGCAACCTTGAGCAGGTCACGAAGCAGCGCGTTAGCCTCGAAGTACCCGAGACGAACCGTGCTGATCGTCTCCCCCTTGCGGTTGCGGGTCTCGAACTCCTTGCCCTGGTCGATGTTGCGCGTGATGACCTTGAATCCGTTACGCAGGTTGTAAGTCACGGCCGTACTTCCGTTCGTTGTGTTCTTGGCTTGTGCTGAGGCTCTAGCGGTTCGAACGCAGTTAGCTGACGGCCCACTCAGCGAGGGTCTGAGCAGCCTTGTCGAGATTGCAGGGGGCGCACGCTGGTACCACGTTGGACAGCAGGTCACGACCACCCCGAGACAGGGGCGTGATGTGGTCCAGATGCTCGGCAGGGGCATTGCAGTAGGCGCACCGGTAGTCCCATCGGGCAAAGACGTCATCACGCCTATACGGGGCCTTACGGCGCCTGCGAGTGCGCATGTACGCCTGCGTCAGTTCGCTGGACCTTGCGCCACTGGGTGAGGAAGTCACGTCGGTCCGCCTTGCTGCTTGCTCGATACGTGCGGACACGATCCGGGTTAGCTCGTCGCCACTCAACCTGGTACGTCTTCCGGCGCTGCGCGTCGACCTTGTAATACGACGAGAGATGCTCTCTGTTCGCGTCACGCCATCGTTGCGAGGCAGCGTTACGGGCAACTCGGTTTCGGGCGTTGTATCGGCGCTGAGAGGCTCGGATACGGGCCTTGCGCTCGTAGGCGGTCCGCTTGCGCTCCCTGTGCTCCTCGGGGGTCTCCCAGTAGCGCTCACGGACCCTGTCTTTCTGCTTGTCCGGATCAGCGGCGTACGCGTCCCGGAGTTGGGCCCTGGTGCAGTCCTTGCACTTGGCTCGTCTCCCGTCCGCACGTCGCTTGTCCGCGTGGAATGCAGGGAGGCTCTTGACCTCCCCGCACTCCGTACAGGCTTTGTGTTCAGCACTCACTTACGTCCACCACGGCCAAGCTCGCGGGCAGCAGCCTCAGCAAGCTCTACGGCGTGCGCCTCGCTACGGGCCATCTTGGCAATCCAGCGCTTCACGAAACTCTTGAGGCCGCGCGAGCGGGCATCCTGCGCCTTGCCCTTGTCAATACCCATCGCATCGGCCATGCCCTCAAGGTCACCCGAGTCGCCAGTACCGAAGCACACGTAGTCAGCGATACCGAACGAGTGGCGAATGGCGTCAGCCTGCGCGCTGCTCCGCATCTCACCCAGGATCGTGTGCACCGTGCTGATCTTCGTTGCCCGCTCGTCCTTGCGGTCATCGGCCGTGTCGCGCAGTTCCTCGACCAGGTCACCATCCGTGGCAGTGCTGACGTAGCTACGCAGGATGGCAATCGCGTCCAGCACGTAACGGCGCTCGTTCTCGTCACGCGGAACCTTCACGGCGTCCTCGATGGCCTCGACGTCACCAGAAGCCTTGGGGAGGGACCGAAGCACCTCACGGGCGGACGAGTACCGGTGGAGTACTGCAAGGGCCTCCAGGGCGGCACCATGGCCCACCTTGGGCTGAACCTTGGGGGTCTCGTCGACCACGGCCAGCGTGTCAGCGAGCGAGGCGCCCTCATTCTCGTCATCGTTGCCCTTGTCAATGGACACTGCACCCTGCCAAGCGAGGCGGGCAGCATCGGCACGGTCCGCACTGAGGCGAGAACCCTTGGGCAACTCCGTGGCCAGCTTCGCAGCCTTGTACGGGTCCCCCTCGGCGTCACCCAGGACAGACATGAACGTCTTTACGGCGTCCTTGTCCACCCCGGAGTAGCGCTGCTCACGGACCCGATCCTTCAGCGCATCGGCAATGGTCGTGTACAGGAAGCCAAAGAATCCGTCGACCGGGTCACCCTTGACCTTGTCCATGTCGAAACGGGGCAGCGCGATGAACAGGGCCTCTCGGGCGTCCTGCTCAAAGTCCTCTCGCAGGTTGCCATCGATGCGGCGGGAAGCCTGTGCAGCGAGGCGGGATATCCGCTCGTTCATCTCGGCGAGTACGGCCGTGACCCCTGCAAGGTGGGCGTCAAGGTCAACGCTGCTGTCCTGGGCCGCACGAATCTGGGCAATGGTGATCATGGTGGTTGTTCCTCTCGATGAGCGCTCGAACGGCCTCTAGCGGTTCGAACGCACTCCCCGGGCCGCTTTGCTGAGCTGCACCTTCACCTTTTTTCGTAGGTGGGTGCAAGCGGCTTTCGTAGGTGACAACCAGTTAGATCAGCTACTAAGGGGGATCGTTGTAGCGGATTCGAAGGCGTGACCGGGGTTCATCCCTTGGAATCAGCGGAGTGCACGGTTCCTTCACATGGCCCATACAGCGATATCGAAGGTTTGCAGTGCAACGGTGTGGCCTCAGTCACAAAGACGAAAGGGCCACCCTCCGTAATGGAAGATGGCCCCAACATCAACGATCAGTAGTCAGCGCCGTACAGGCTTCCCCAGCTACGGCCCCCGACTTCCGACTCAGCCTCGATCGGCACGCCGTACAGGTCGAACGACATGCACTCCTCGATCGTCCGCGCGTACTCCGCTGCCTCAGCCTGCGGAACGCTGCACAACACCTCATCGTGGATCGGCAGACGCATGTACTCCAACATGCCCGCCTCTTCCAAGTTCAGAAGCGACTGACCCAAGCAGTCACGGGCCGCACTCTGGCACGCGTAGTTGACCACGGCGTACGTGCGCTCACGGTCCAGCGGAAGCCTGCGCCCGGTCACGGACACGTGGACCATGCCAGTCTCGTACGCCTCGCGCTGCCAGCGGTTAGACATGCGCTTGACCTCGGGGTAGACGCGATCGTAGGCAGCAAGCGCGCGCCGTACCTCTTCCATCGGCGCACCGGTCTGCCGCTGAATCGTCGCCGCCCCTCCCCCATACACCTTGCCGAACGCGATTCCCTTAGAGATCTTGCGATGCTTCGCAGTGAAGTTCTCGCCGAACACGAGACGAGCCGTGAACGAGTGCAGATCCTCCCCGTTCCGGATCGCTTCTTTCATGCGCTTCACGTCAGCGAGTGCAGCCAACACGCGCAGCTCAACAGCCGCAAAGTCAGTCGACACCATGACGTGACCAGGCTCGGCAAGCAGTGCGCGCCGGATCGTAGCGTCACCGGAAGGCAGAGTCTGAAGCGCCGGACGAGTGATGGACATACGCCCCGTACGAGCCTGCATGCTGTTCACGAACGCGTGCACACGGCCGTCAGAGTCCATCGTGTCGAGGAACGTTTGCGTGTACGCACTGCGCCACTTACCGGCCCGCTTGCTCTTCAGGATGGCTTCAGCGAGCGGGTTAGGCGTACGCGTACCGAGAGGCGCCCAGGAGTTTTGGTCGAGGTCAGCGAGCGCACACAGAACAGCCTTGTCAGCCTTGTACGCGCCGGAAGCCGTCCGGTCCGTCAGTGTCTCCCCCATTGCCACCAGCGCTTCAGTCACCTGCCGCGTAGCGTTGATGTTCTCCACGCCATAGCGCAGGGCCTGCGCCTCATAGCGGAGCGCATCCTCAGACAGCGAGGCATCGAGCGTGCGCGTGTAGTCGACATCGAGGACCATGCCCTTGCGCTGCATGACCGCACAGATACGGGCTATCTCGTGCTCGTACTGGACCAGGCGGGGGCGCACATCGAGGGCCGCAAGCTCACGGTCTAGGGCCACATCGAGACGGGAAGTCAGGATGACGTCAAGTCCCGCGTACAGAAGGTAAGTCGGGTGATCCAGCGGGATACCCGCCCACCCCGTAGCCTTGGTGAGCTTCAGCGAGCGGAAGACGGCCGTCAGGTCCCCTTGCGTGTCCGGCGCCCCAGGGTCGAGGTAGTACGCGCTGAGAGGCTTGAGGCCCGTTCCTCGCCCACCTTCCTGCGGCTGACGGGGGTCAACCAGGCCAGCCTTTAGGCGAGTGTCGATGGTGCGCGGGGCAAGCTCCTCAATGGACACGTCCGCGTGCCGGTCGAGAACGGCCCAGTCAAACGGCGCGTTGTGAATCTGAAACTTCCGACCACGGCGCAGCGCCCACAAGGCAGCAGCAGTGAACCAGCCGCCCAACTCGTACATGATGACCCAGGCCGTACGCGCGTCACCGAACTGCACCGTGCGCAGGCGGTAACCAGGCGAGTAGATGTCAAGCCCAGTGGTCTCAGTGTCCAACGCAATCGGACCACGCCTGTCAGCCTCAGCGAACCAAGCCTGAAACTCCTGTAGATCCTCGTACGTCTCGGGCACCTTGACGGTAACCGGCTCACCTGCGATGGCGTAGGGGTAGACCTTCACTGCGTAGCTCCTCGCTTTGTGGCATGCAAAGGGGCCACCTACGAACTTTCGTAGATGACCCCTGCAAGCGTGTTGTGTTAGTCCTGGGAAAAGATGCCCGGACCCGTCTTCACTTCCTGGCTAGCGGTTCGAACGCCAACCAGGACCATGCCCTTGGACCCGCGCACCCGCTGAATCCCGCGCTCCTCCATCGCCGAGTAGAACGCGCGTCGCGTCCACACCTCGCGCTGCGGAAGTCCCTCAGCCTCGCACCAGTCCTTGTAATCGTTGTACGCCTCAGCGCCATCTATGCGGGCCGAGTCGTCAGCCACCAGGACACCAGGGAAGAAACCCGCGAGCGCATCGCTGGTTTCCTTGTACTCCTGCGTTGCCTTGGTGATCGAGGCAGGATCTTTCAGCCCACCATCGAACCAGGTACGCGCACCCCGAACGGCCCAAGCGGCAATCCCCTGCGCCTCAGCGAGTAGCTGCTTGTCAAGGTCGTACTCGCGCTCATGCGGGGCAAAGAACCGCTTGAACGGAATCATCTTGACCCGTCGCCAGAGTCCGTCATCCTGCCCCTTGAACTTGGGCTTGTGGTTGGTCGCGAGCATGAGCAGGAACGAAGGCTTGAACTCAAAGAACTCTTGACGCAGGAAGCGGGCAGAGACCATGTCCTTACCCGTGACCCGCTTGAGTACCGCCTCACTCATGGGCTTACCCGCCTCCCCCTCGCTGGCCATGACCAGACGAGCACCTCGCAGCGAGGCAATGTCGTTGGGGATACCGCCCGACGACTTTTCCTCGAACGTGGCGAACGGAGTTGTCTTGGTGATCGTGCCAAACACAGAGTCAACGGTGTCCGTGAGCACGCTCTTACCGTTTGCGCCCTTGCCCCACAACACAGCGAAGCACTGCTCATCCGTGTACCCAGTCACGCCGTACCCGATCAGCCGTTGCATGTACGGCACAAGGTCAGCGTCGTCGGGGAAGATCTCAGTCAGGAACCGTTCCCAGCGCGGGCACTGCGCGTCAGCGTCATAGCTGATCGCGAGCGAGTAAGTGAGCATGTCCTCTTTGCGGTGCTCGCGCAGCGTGCTCGTACGCAGCTCTACCGTGCCGTTGCGGAAGCTCAGCAACTCCGGCCGGTTGTCAAAGTCCTGCGGCGCCACATACACACTCGGCACACTGCGCAGCTCAGTCAGCAGCGCGTCAATGCGCGTGGTCATGGTGAAACCCTTGGACTCGGCAAGCTTGCCAGCGAGCACCAGGGCAGCGCCCATACGGTGGATCTCCTGACGCACCTTGACCTCACTGCGCTCCCACACGTGACCGTTCCACACGTAGAAGCCAAGTCCCGGGGCGTACTTAATTCGGCCGTCAGTCCAAGCCACCAGCGCGTGAGCGTTCATCGCGTCAGAGTCGCCGTACCGCTCGATCAGCGAAGCAAGGATGCGACCCGCTTCCGCGCCCTGGTCACGGCTCACAACATCCGCGCCGGTAGCTTCGTTCAGCTCCTCGCTGACTGCCGCTCGTCGAGCATCCTCGGGCTTGGCCACGGGTCGCGCAGCCTTAATCGCGTTGTGGATGGCCCACGGGAAACCGGCAGAGTCCAGCGCACGCCAATCGGTCAAGTCTGCTTTGTTGTCCATGCCAGCGGGCAGGGGCAGCGCGTACACCTCGATACCGAACGGCTTGAGTCCCTCGGCCAACTTTCGGTTGAAGTCCCGCCCCGCCTTGTCATTGTCGCCACACGCGATGACCTGCGTTCCCTTGACCCCTGCCGCAATCTCAGCGAGCAACTCGGGAGAACCTGCCAGAGCAGCGCCACGGACCATGACCACGTCGTAGCCCACAGAAACCGCTGTAAGGCCATCTCCGGGCCCCTCAGTGACCAGGGTGACCCCATACCCGCCCTGACCCTTGAAAACGCCGTACGGGGCCCAGCGGAAGCCTTCAGGGTTGGTCAGCGACACCCAGCGCCCCGGGCACTTACCGGTGAGGTCACGCCCCTGCAAGCCACGGGGAACACCCTGGAAGTCAAGGAGCGGAACCGTGAGACGGGGGAAAGCCTTGTACGCACGGCTGAGCGCGCTGAAGAGCGGGTTAACCGTCGTGTCGTCGACCCCCACCCCAAGCTCAGTGGCCGTATCGACGTCCATGCCAAACCGGCCGTCGAGGTACTCGCGAGCCTGCTCCGACCAGTCGTCATCCTCGCGCAGACGATCACGCGCGTCGTACGCGTACATGGCCAGAGCGGCAGTGTGCTTCGGTCCCACCAGCTCAGCCTTTGCGCTGCGAACGGTAGGGGCCTCCCCCTCAACGTCGAACATGTCTCGCCACTCCAACTTCGCTGCCTTGACCACGTCCCCCGTAGGACAACCGGCACGGCACGTCATGCGCACCTTGCGATCGTCACCAATCCATATACGGAGGGACGGACGGGAGTCACCATGCGCCGGACACACGGCGAGGAAACCCCCGTCCGACTCTTCAGTGACCTCAGCGAATCGGCCCAACAGGTCGTCAATCTTCACTTATGAATCCCTTCTGTCTCGTTCGCTGAGGCTCTAGCGGCTCGAACGCACTTCTAGAACGGGGGCTCCTCGGGGCCGAACGACTCCGCCCACTCGGCCAGCGTCTTAGCACCCTTGGACAGGTTGCAGGGAGCGCACGCGGGCACGATGTTGGCCTCAGTGTCCGTACCGCCCTTACTCAGCGGTTCCACATGGTCAAGGTGCTCAGCAGGTGCACCGCAGTACGCACAGGTGTGGGACCAGCGCTTGAGGATGTCGGTACGGCTGTACGCCACATGCTCAACACCGTACGACTCGGCACGCCGCTTGTGCGTCAGCCTGTGACGCTCGTCGGGCGGTAGGCGCCGGTAATAGTTCTTGACGTGCTGGGCTTGCGCCTTACGTCGACATGTCGCGCACGCTGAGGATGGCTTCTTAGCCTTGCCAGCGAGGAACTGTTCAGCGGGTTTGGCCCGCCCACATAGTCGACACACGCGCGGGGCGCTCACCGGACCCACCTGATCTCAGCGCCACGGGATACCGCCTGCGCTAGAGCATCCTGATACCGGCCCCAGTCCTTGCGTTTCGTTACACCAGCGACGAGAACCAGAGTCATCCCCTCCCCCAGGGTGCGGACGTCCCCCATAGGTGGGGCGGATTCGAGACTGATTCGCAACGTACCTCCTACGAAAGTTCGTATGTGCTCCAACAGGAAAAGGGGCCAGCGAGCGGCCTAAGCCTGCCCACTGACCCCAACTCCCCTACTGGCCTGTCTGGTTCACAAAATCTGGAGTGACCAGGCGGACATGTTCCGCGCTGATCTCTACCGGCCGTAGCGTCTTGCGGGAACCGAGACCCCAACCGGAGTCAGTACCCGTGGGCTGGACGACCAGCGTAGGCAGCAGCCGACCCCCGATGTTCTTGGTAGTGACGTCAAGGACCACGGCGTCAGAGAGGCGCACACGGTTGCCGTGACGGGTGCCGAACGACACCAGGTCACCCGCGTAAAGCTCCTCGCCTGCATAGTCGGTGACGACTCCGCGCTTACCCATCAGATCTGCCCCTTAGTGCGGTCGGCAATGTCGAGAACGCGCTGAGCGGCATGGGCCACCTGCATACGTCGGGGGGTGTCCAGCGAGACGAACGAGCGGCCGAACATGGTCACGGCCAGCGTTCCCGCTACCTGGTCGAGGCGCGGAACGATGCGCTCAAGCTCCATGTCCGGCACCAGGGACACATTCCCGTCAGCCTTGCGAATCAGGTAGCGCAGGCGCGCACCAGTGGTCTTGTGCGGACCAGACAGGATCTCAGCGGGCATGACGTTGCCCCGGAACTTGACCTTGTCACCAGCACGGAATTCCGCCACGTTCTCTCTCCTCGGGTCGCGTTCGGGCGTAAAGATGAAAGTCATTGGGGTCTCTCCTCCCTACTGCCTCAAGCCCGGAACCCCGCGCAGTGCGGAAGTCCCGGACAATTGGCAGTGCGCTAGCTGTATTCAGGGTCACCGATCGGCTCGTCATCCATGCGGAAACGGGCACGGCGCTCATGCTGTACGGCTGGTCGAGCCTCTGGGGGAAACTCCCACAGGGGGCGCCTGATCTCATCATCAGACGCACCCCGCAGGAGACCCGACCACTGGGAACGGGTCGGCATGGCTTTACCGCTCCTCGCCAATCGCGTCGTTGTACGAACCGAGCACCGTGATTACGGGCTTGCGGTAACTGACGTCAATGCCAGCCTTGTTGGTGTACTGGACGTGCTCAAGTTCGAGTCGGCAAAGAGCCTCACCCTCGACCTGGTCTAGCGCATCCTTCACTTCGTGGATCACCTCAGCGAGAGACCACGCCGTAGCGATGAGCTTCCCGGCACCCAGCTCATAACCGGCACCAGCGAGACGGAACGTGACGTTGATCGAGGGAGACGGACCCTTGGGCGGACGCCGCTTAGCAAGGTCCTTACGCTCGGCCATGGTGCGCGGGCATCCACACGGCTCACCCCGGTCATCAGGCAGAAGCGAGAACTCACCATCGCACTCATGCGCAGGGCCACCAATGCCCCACAGAATGAGCTTGTCCTCGATGGCCTTGCTGCCGTTGATGACGATCTCAACAGCGGGAGACTCGGTCATGACGTGCAGGTGCATTGCCTTGGTCGGGTCGTACTCCTCGGCGACACCACCAAGCAGCTCCGATATGCCCTGCGCCACCGTCGGATCGTCAGTCAGGACACGCCAGTTGGGGAGGCTGACCGGGTCCATGCGGCGCGTGTCAGGGTTGCGCACCTGCATGCCGGACCGGAACTGAAACACGGGGCGCTCATACTCGCGCTTAGCCTCGCGCTTCTTCGGCTTAGCGTCAGGGTCAGTGTCAAAGATGCGCAGGGCCACGGGTGTACCGCCGTTTCTTGGGAGTCTGTGAACGTGGAACGGGGAGGCGAGGGGCACTAGGCCAGCCTCGCTCTCCCCCCTCGATGTGGTGCTAGCGACTCGAACGCAGTTACTCAGCGGTGCATAAGGCAGCGCGCGGGAACGTCCTTGACCGACGTGTACTTGAACGTGTCACACGGGGCGCTGACGCGAGCCCAGAAGTGCCCAGCGAGAAGGAGCACCGTTACGACGATCAGTAGGACCCAGGGCCAGTCTTTACGCACGTCGCTGCGTCCCCGTGATCAGCGCGCCATCGGTCGACCAGATGGGGTCACCCAGGACCGTCTTAGACGTCTTGTTGACCCACTCGAACGTACGGCGCAGGTACAGGAAGTGGTCGTAGACGTCCTGGTCGATACGCACGGGCTTGAACGCTGCCTGCGTATCAGTGATGTGCAGGACCACGGCGCCATCAAACGTGGGCATGGGCTCTTCACTACCGTCCGGCGCAACGATCTTGTCAGCGTGCGCGTATGCAGCCATCTGAAGGGCCACGTCAGGGTAGGTGGCCTTGCTCGTCTTCCAGTCAGCCATCACCAGCGCGGTTTCACCCAGCGGGTCAGGCTTCCCGTTCTCGTCGAGCTTCAGGCGCAGGATGCCGTCAAAGCTTCCCGCGTACTCATGCGTGTCAGACCAGGCGACATCCTCAGCGCGGACAAGTTCAGGCTGAACGGCGTCGAGGAACTCCCCGAAATGCCGCTGGTACGGAACCATGTCAGGGTGAACGCGCCCGACACGCTCACCACGGATGAGACGCTCAAACAGGTCATGCGCCTCGCTGCCAACTCGGGCGCGAGTCTTGGTGTACCGGGTCGCTGCACCCTTGAGGTACTGCACGGCGCCGTCCCGGTCACGCTCGGCCATCTGCTGTATGAAGTCCAGCGAGTCAACGGCCAGTTCGGCAACCATCTTGGCTTGCCAGTACGCGAGGAACGGCTTAGGCAGCATGCCAACCACGCTGGTCACACCGGGGTATTTGATATCGGGGAACGCTTCGTTGAAGTAGAAGCGACTTCCGGAACGCTGGACAGTACGGACGGCCACGCTGGCCCCTTTCGTAGGTGGTTACGAAGTAGGGCTAGCGACTCGAACGCAGGAGTGTAGAAGTGCAGTTTTGAGGTCTGGTTTCGGTTTCCCTTAGGGACTCCTTAGAGATATGTGATTTGGGGGTCAAAACTACACTTCTACATTCTTGCAGGTCAGAGGCTTGTACTCATCCGCTGTAGCGCCGTAGGCGTGTAGAAGCGCTACGCGCCTGTCTGAGGGCATGCGAAAGCCCCACCGGTCCACGGGGGTCCGATGGGGCTGGAAGGCTGCGAGAGGGCCGCTCAGCGGTTCTGAGAGCGCAGCGCACGGACCAGCGATAGCCAGCCTTGACGCGAGTACGCCTCAACCACGATGGGCAGATGCCGCGCGCAGCAGAACGAGACATCCGCAGGGCTCTCAGTCTGCGGCTGCACTACGAATGAGACAGGCCCAGGTTCCGGCGCGTGCTCGTCGGCGCATCCCTTGCAGTTCTGATGTTCGTCACTCATGGTCTCTCCCAACGGGAATGGGGCCCCAGGCATGTTGCCCAGGGCCCCCCACTTGGTGTGTCTTACAGGGTGGCAGTGATCATGGCCTTGACTGCCGCGTAAAGCTCCTCAAGCTCAGCGCGCACGGCTTCTTTGGTCTCGTCGCTGGCGTGCTCAAAGTCCTCGGGCTTGGCCTTGACTACGTCCCGCTTGAGCTTCTGGACGAATGAGCGCACGCGGACATCCGGCGACTCAGCCTCAGTGGTCTCCTCGGTCTCCTCGGTCTCCTCGGTCTCCTCGGGCGTGCCCGCTCCCCCGGACGTCAGAGCCTTTTTCGCGTGGTACAGCTCGCGCTGAAGCTCACCGTGCCCCTTGAGCTGCGTACCGTACGTGTCAGCGATGAACTCCGAGACGCTGACATCCTCGGGCTTGGCCTCAAGTGCCTTGGCGTAGCGCTTCTGCTCTTCAGTGTCACTGTCCAGCGACCGGAGGTACTGCGCCCGGACGTCAGAGCGCTGGTGCTGCACGGCACGCTGAAGCTTCTTCAGAGCCTCCTCTGTGTCGTAGTCCTGCTCGAACCCCTCCCCTGCCTTGGCGTACAGCGCGCGAGCCGCCTCCTTGGCTGCATGCGAGGTGCCGAGGATGTCCGGGTTATTGTCCTTGTTGGGGATACGGCGCCACATGTCCAGCATGATCGAGGCAACATCCTTGGCAAGGTCACTGGTCTTCAGGTGAAGGTTCACACCCTCGGCCACCCGAACGGCGCCATCGGCGATCAGTTCCGTGACCCCGTTGTAGATGCTGTAGTCCTTGGGGTCGACCGTGCTGACCT